CGGGGTGCGTGCGCTCGAACTCCTGCGCCGCCGCCACCATTCTCCGCGACATATCCGGGTTTGAGCGGAAAGCCCCGTAGGCCCCTCGCTGTCCGCCGATTGTGCTGTGCGCGCCACGCTGGGTGAGAAAGTTGTTCATGTCCTGCGGGCTGGTGGGCGTCGCTGGCGTGGCGGGCATCCGGTTCGCCGCCGTGCCTTGGCCCTCGCCGGTAATTGCGGTCACGTCGTCCGGGGCCGCACCCGCCGCTGCTGTGACGGGTGCAGTCCCGGCACCGGCTCCCGTATCCGTGGCTGCAGCAGGCGACGGAGTGGTGCCGGTAGTCGATGGTCGTTGGCCGCTGAGGAAGCTCGCAAGCTGCTGCAGCCCGCTGGTCGCTTGCGGCAGCGCGGAAATATTTGGGATCGGCCCCGCACTCGCGTCCGGTTGCTGGGCCATAGCTGGAGTAGGAGCGGGGGCGGGCGGTGACACCTGCGGAGTTGGGGGACTAACCGTTGGAGCGACACCGCCCGCTTGCCCAGCCGGTGCCTGGGGTGCCGCCCCTGGCCGTGGCTGTGCATTCTGCCACATTGCAGAGAAAGGATCGGGCTGCTGGTCCTGCTGGACCTGCGGCGTCTCGGCGGGGCCGGGGGGACGGGGGGCTGTGGAGGGCTGCCCCGTCGATGCCGCCGCAGGCTGTATCCAAGATGGGCCTTGGGGCTTTTTGTTTCCAGACAGCACCCCGGATAGCTGTTTCACGAATGAGGCAAGAGGACCTTGCTGCTGCTGACGCGGACCGCCCGCCGCCGACGTAGGCTGTTGCTCCTGCTGCTGCTGGGGCTGCTGGCCACCGGAGCCTTGCTGATTGGGGTCCTGGGTGTACGGCCCCTGGCCGGGGACACCGGCTTGGCCGCCGCCGCCACTCATCATCTGCGACCCGAACATCGGGTCGAAGAACGGGTCGCCGACGACGTTCGAGGGATCGTCGAACTGCGGCGTGAAGAAGCTGCTGCCTGACGTGTCGCCCCCGCCGCCGCCGCTCGGCATCCCGAAGCCGCCGAAATCGGTAGCCTGCACATCGGCAAGTGCGCCGCTGCTGGTCGAGCCGCCACCACTGGTGCCGCCGCCCATCATCTGGCTCATTTCAACGCTCCTCCCAGGCTTGCCAGCGGGCCGACTTGAGATAGCGGACTTTGCTTGCCTGCGCCTGACGGGGCATTTCGTAGCGAGCTATTCTGTAGCTCGCCGAGAACGGCTTGGAATTGCGCGGGGATGCCTCCGGTCACGCTGGGTGCTTGACCCAGGTCCATGGCCTCTGCAGTCGAGCCGCCGAGGCCGAGTTGGTTGTAGCGATTGGCCATCGCCGCCATAGACGCGCCAGCGCCCATGCCGACCGCGTTCATCGAGAACGGGTCCACGAAGCCAGGGGCACCAGATGAGCCAAATCCACCGAAGGTGTTTTGCGACATCAACCACCTCCGCCCCCACCGCCGCCACCGCCGCCGGACTTGCCGCCAAGCAAGCTGCCGACACCGCTGGTGAGGCCACCGACTTGTTGATTGAGAAAATTAGACATCGCTGAAGCATCGGCCTGCGACATCTGACCGGCCTCTTTTGCTGCACCGGCTCGCGCGCCGCTGATCGCTTGCGTCACATTGGTCGAGTGCGGGATTTGCGCAAAGTCGGCTTCGCTCTTAATCGCGCCCTGGCCGAAATGGTACTGTGCCAGCGCCTGTTGCTCTGGCGATATTCCACCACCGGACGTGGCTTTCTGGCCAATGCCGCCGCTGCCGATGCCCATGTCACAGTTCCAGAGTGAAGCGCGGGCTTATCTCCTTCGCGCCCAGGCGGCGCGCAATTCCGCACAGATCATTCTCCGTGTCGGACGTGAGACGCCAGCGCACGCACTTGCGTAGCCTCGCCCACTCGATGCTGTCGCGCAATAGCTTCATGGCCTCCCACAGGGCGTCGTCGTCGGCGGCGATGAATACGACATTGCACTCAAACTCGGACGGCAGCCACGGCACGACCGAGATCATCGAGATCGCAAATGCGTTCTTGGTGCGGACCGCGCGGAACATCAGCGGCGACTTGAGGACGATGTTCCGAAACCACCCCTCGGTAGTCGCTTGGTCGTAGCGCGAACTGTACTTTTTTTTACAAAGAAAAATTAGCCAGGGTAAATCGTTTTCAGTTAACAGCCACGGATCGAGGAGAACCGCGTCCTGATCGTTCGTCACCAATACGGAAAAACCACCGGGCCTCTCGTCGCCCACCACCACGGGTTCGACACGTTTGGATCGAAACCCGGACCCGTTCCCGCCCCCACCGGAGCCGTTGTCGGCAGCGGAAGGATCGCGTTGTTCGCCGTGAGGTGTTCCTGATGGTTCGCGAAGGTCCACCATGATCGTTGCTCCGGTGTCTGCCCCTCGCCTTCTAGCAAAATCCCTGGAGGATGAATACCGAAGCCAAATCCGCCGATGGGATCGGCCTGCTGATAGGGCGGGTGAGTAATGGTGACGGGAACCGCGGCCATCGGCGGTACCTCCTGATTGAGGATGTACACGCCGTCGCGTCCAGGCGGACCGCTCTGCTGGCTGACGATGAAGGTTCCGGGTGCGATACCTGCGCCGGAAATATCAGACCCAATCAGGAACTGGCCGCTCGTGTTGATGATCGAGATCGTCTGCGTGCCGGTCGCTGGCGGCGTCACCGTCGCGTAGCCGTCTCCGGTCACGTCGGGCGGCGTTACTACGGTGATGGTGTAGCCGTCGTTGGAGTTCGCGGGCAAATCGCCGTTGAAATCGTTGTGCGCCTGCTGGTGCTTGAGGTTCCACGGCTGCGCCGGTCGATCCATCCCGATAGCCGGATCAAGAACGTATGGCAGCACCGTGAACTGAGAGAGATTGCCGTGAACGTCATGTCTGCCCATCACCGCGAAATACTGGCGGTGCTGCATCATGTGTTCAAATCCGAAGATCGGATCGTCAGCGTTCAGCAGAACTGCCGCTGGCATCAGCCGCCTCGTCGGCGACTGCCGCGTAGTTCGCGAGAAACAAGAGGAGAACTTTCCTGCGGGCCGTAGCGGTCAAGCGCCGTGCCCATAGGATCGAAGCCACGCGGCGAAATGCGGTCCATGCCAAAGTCGGAGCTACCGTTTCTTACCGCGCCGCGAGGACCTACGGTGGGTTCTGTGCCTAGCCGCAAAGGCCCTGCGAGTGAGCGTTCGGATTTCAGATAGCCGTCCGGCGACAGGAAGAATGCCGTTGGAGCGTTCCGTTCTACTCCTGTGTCCCGTCCCCTCGGCCATTCGCGCTGGTTCTCTTTGCTCATTTGAAGCACCAATGATAGTTGACGACGATCACGACGATCAACAGCGCCACGAGGATTTCAGGCTGCATCCGTTGCACCTTTAGTCCGTCGCAGCGGAAGCCCCCAAACGCGCAGGGCGCTGATAACCATGTCGAGGCTATCGCAAACCGCCACCTTGACGCCAGCGTCGAGCAACCGCATGTGCGTCACCTTCTGGATCGCGGTCGCCTTGCGACCGAATGATTTTAGCTCGATGCCGAACGTCTCGCGTTCGTAGAACACAAGAATATCGGGCATTCCCGGCTTGAGGCCCGCGCCCTTGAGGCGACCGGCAGTGGACTTGGCCATGATGCCCCAGCCAGCCGGGAAGGTCGTGTAGAACGCGGGCGGCATGAGAAACCAATCGAGGTAATCGGCCACACTCGCATGTAGCTCGCCCTCGGTCGGTTCGGTCAGGCGTAGTTTGAGCCGCTTTGCCTTGATCGTCACCGTCGCAACCCTCGAACTGGGCCGGTGCGCGCCCCAGGTCGAGGGGATTTGCGACCAACACGGCCCTGGCCGTGCCGAGAGCGGCCCCAATCACTCGGCCATGCACCGTTCGACCACGGTAGCCGATTGACTGGACCGCCCCGTCCTGGCGCTCGTCGATGTCTGCGCGCCATCAGTATCGCCTTCCGCGCGATCCCGGCATCTTCATGCGATTGCCGCGCCGTCGTCCGCGTCGTGTGCGGCGACCAAACGCGCCAAGATTGAAGAACGGCGGGCCGCCTGCTCCTGCGAGCTTGCGTCGTCCGCGCCGTGCCATCAGTACCTCCCGCGACCTCGCCGGGAACGCCGATACCGCTGGAAGCCGCCGTGCGGACTGCACGCGCGGGTTTCCTTGGCTCGCGTTCTCGGTACAGGAACCTCAGTGCGCGGGCGTCGGGTACGAAAGCGACCAGCGGGATCGACGCGAGAGCGCGGGCCTAGGTCCACACCTCTTGCCATCATAGCCTCCGCATTCTGCGGGAGCCGAAGTTCGGTCCCTTACGATAAGAATTAGGCCGAGGTGCCCAACGCGGTAAGCGCCAGCCTCCCGGCCTCAACATTTTTGGCTGAACGGCACGCCGCAGGTTGCGGGTGACGTTCGCGCCATGCTGGAGGGGCATTTACCGCCGCCTGCGGTGCTTTCGTGCCCTGATGCGGCGCGCACGTTTCGTCTGTTTCAAACGATGTCTACGGCGTGCCATCAGTACCTCCGTCTGCGCCCGCGCCTACGGCGGGGAAAACGGATGCGTCCGCCTCTGCGGACTTTTCGGCGACCTCGACGGGCCATTACCGCCTCCGTCTCCGACCGCCGCGCCTACGACGCCTTCCGCCTCGTCTGCGTCTTGCCATGCTTCTTCTCCTCTTTGTGAGTCGGCGTTACAAGATCAAGCGCCCCAAAGGGTACGCTCCTCGCTTACGATGTGCAACCGCTCCAAAGTGAAATCCGGCGAGATCGACTGCATGTCGATTGCACCAGCGATACCGGCACCCTGAATTGCTTGCGGCTGCATGTCGTAACGCATCCCCGATTGCAGGTGGAAGCCGATGTCCTGCTTGCCTCCCGGCATTCCACCAGCGCCGGTCGAGAAGATGCCGGTAAAGTCCACGCCGGTTCCGTAGTTGTCGTAGAACTCCAGAAACAGGCGCTTGAATTGCTTGATGTTGAGTTGCGACAGGCCGTTGCCGCGAATGAACTTGCTGGCAAAACGCTTGACCAGTGCAGGATCGGGCTGCGCGAACAGTTGGTAGAGCGATGTGCCGTCCGTACCGTAGGGCGTGATGATGCTGTCCTGTTCGTAAGCGCCGATGTTGGTAAGCTCGAGGCCCTGCGATGCGACCGACCAGAACTCGCGCCCCTGGCGCGGATGCCACATCAGCAAAAGATTTCTGGTGACGCCCCAAGGATCGGTGAACCGGCCATTGCACAGCAGCACGCGGTACCCGAACATCGTCGCGGGACACATCGTTGGATAATACTGGCTGTCGTCGAGCGTCACTGTGATGTTCGTCACCTTGTCGCCGATCTCGCGTGCCTCACCGCCGCGACACTCGAAAATTCCCGCGCCGTTGAACATCTGCATGTAACGACCGATGCGTCCGACCGGACGCGGGTAGCGTTGCCCGCATTGCGGGTCGATGTTCTCGTAGTTCATGTTGGTGGTGAACGGTGCTTCCGGCGTGCCCTGGCCGGATAGCTGCACGTTGGCGATCAGGTCGATGCTGCTGTCGCCGTAGACGTATAGGTACCCCGCACTAGCCGCCAAGTCCTGATAGGTCACGGTCAGCTTGTCGCCGAAATACCCAAATGAGCCGCCGCCGTCTGTCGTCGAGAAGTTCGCGCCGTTCGAGGGCGCGGAGAAGCTGATTACGTCTTTCCCGGCTACGAACAGCCTGCTCTGGTAGACCTCCATCGCATAAATCCCCGGCAGACCTGTCGGCATCGTGAACGGCACTCCCGGTGTCGTCTCCAGTCCATCCGTCAGCCAGTCCGGGGCCGGTGATCCCGGTGGGTACAGAACGCCGTCCCATCCATACATTCCTTGCGGTGATCCAAACAGCACGCCGCCCTGCTGGCCCGCGACGTTGCCAAAGAATTGCGGTCGCCAGACCTTGGCGCTGGCCCAATAGTTGGGAGGAATAGGGTTCCAGATTTGCCCTACGTTCCAGATTTGGTGCGTGTCGAGATCGACCTGATCGACCGTGCCGTTATCGAGAAACATCCAGCCGAAGCGGCCAGGAGGCGGCTTCTGAAACTGCGGCGTAACGTTGCCGATGAAGCCGAAGAACATCCGCACGATCTTCGCGGTCCCCGGCGCGGTGTAGATGGCCGGACCACGACCCCAGCACGAGCGTAGGTTGCCAGGGCCAATAGCGAACAGGTTTTCGTTCCACCATTCCTCGTTGTCGTCGATGGAGCCGCGTCTGCCCTGCTGGTTGAGGCCAGCCCATACACCAAGCGTGAAGATGTCAGGAGGGTTGTCGCTTTGGATCGCCATGTCATGCTGATCGCATCGTTGCGCCATAGGGCGTCTGGATCATTTGCGGACAGACGACGCTCGCACACATCGGCAGATCAGAGTTGAACATGATCGCCATTGCGGACGCATCCTCGCGCCGCTGTTGCTGCAGCAGAGCAAGGACCGCTGCCCAGTACGACACGGCATCGGTCCATGGGTACGGGATTGGTTCCAAGTCCTTGTCGGTGAGCAGCGGAGCCGGGATGATGGTGAGATCGACCTCCATAGGCATGGATTGCGTCGGGATCGGCGCGAGGTAGATCGAAGCGGCGGGTCCGACACCGTACTGCGCCCACCATCCAGGCTCGCTGATGGTGCCCATGAAGGTGCCGCCGTAGATGCGAAAGCGCGCCTGGAAATCCGTCCACACCAGCCGCCGCCATGTCGGCTTCCACGAGCCACCCTCGATGCGTCGCGTGTCCATGTTCCAGCGCCCGCCGATGCCGATGGAGAGCGAGCGGCAATGCAGGATTTGCTTCGCCTGCGGCATGACGCCTTGCGCGAGGCTGTCCCAGTCGGAGAACGGGTAGACTTCTTGGAACGGGACCGTGCGCGTCCCTGGCGGCATCACGCGCAGGCAGGCGCTCGCGGAAGCGATGCGCCGCCGCGAGCGATTGATGTAGTTGGTCAGCGTCGGGATCGAGAAGAACTGCCCCTGATTGTCATTCAGGAGGTTCTGCGTCTGCGTGATGTACTCGGCGAGCATGAGCCATCTTACATCATCGCGTTCGTCGCCGCTTCGGGGTTGCGGACCCTTGGAATGGCACAGGCCCGGTCGTGCGCGCACCGAATTGCTCGTGCGCGGGCACCGGAGGCAGAAGGTCGATCTGCGCCTGGACGACGGGTCCGACAATGACGCCGCGCGGGACATGACCCGCAGGCGGCGGCGTCGGGGGAGGGAACGGCGGCGGCGGACCCCCGCCCTGGCCTACGAGCGGCGGGGGAAAGATCGGCGTGAACGCGGGGAAATAGCTCTCGGTCGGTCCCGGTCCAGGCGGTGGATCGGGCGGCAACAGCGACCAGTCGCCGTTGTCCCACCAGCTTGGATCGACCGCGCCAGCCGTCTTGGGCGGACCCAGATATTCCCACTTGCCAGCGAGCCAGGGTGCGGTGTCGTCGTTCTCGACGGTGAACACGTCATCGGTCTGGATGCCGCTGTTGACGATGCTGTCCTCGACGCTGGGGGCGGTACCGAACCACTCGGCGAATGATCCTCGATCAGCCATGGGCGCGGCTCCAGTGTTCAACGTGCGGGGAGAACAGCCCGCCGAAACACCACCACCCCGGAGGGAATGGCGGGCAAGGCGGGAACGGCGGCCTGCACGGCGGCGGACAGGGCGGACGCGGGGGGCGCGTTACAGGAGGGCAAGTCTGCGGACCCCAAATCAGCCCTGTCCCCGGCGCACGGCTCTCAGTCTCGAATTTCCACGGAAACCGTGGGTAGGGCCATGTCCGTGATGCCGCCCAGCTATATGGGGGGTCGAGCAAGAACGAACAGGGAATGACGTACTTGCTCGGCGGCGGCGCGTCAGGCCGCGACGGGAATTGCGGCGGGCTGCAGCACGGTATCATGCAAACCCCTTACGGGATCGGAGGCGGCCCAGGCGGGAAGCCTGCCGCGCCACCACTGATGCCGTCGATGATGATGCCGGTCGAGGGCTTGCTACACACAAGGTTGAGCGCGGTCAGCGAGAGGCCGACAGACGCGATCTGGCCTTGCGGGATGGTCGAGTACCAGCCGGTCCAGGCGAAATTGGCGTCCTCGTGGATGACCAGCGTGATGTACTTGCTGTTGAACCCGATAGCCGTGCCCACTGGGCAGTTGAGATCAAAGAATATCGGGGTATCGCCGAGGAGGAGGCCACGGAACCCCGAATTAACAGGGTCATCCTTGCCCCACCTGCTCGATGGGTCGTTGTTGTAGCGTTCGACCGACATGAAATCGGTCAGGAGCGTCGTCCAATCCTCCACCGACATCACGACGAAATCCAGCGCCTCGCCGCCGCTGTTCTTCACGGCTTTGAGGAGCGTCGGAATAAACGTCGCGCGAGTGAGGACCGCACCCGCGCCAGCCACGTTGAGGCCAGCCCAGGTCGGGTAGGCGGTACGGTCGAGGCCCCCGTAGACGCCCGTAGCCCCATATGCGTCGCGCAGAGAGAACATCTGCAGGACGTTCGTAATCGGCGGTCCGAATAGCGCATTGGCCAGCGAATGCAGTGCTGAGTTCTTGATGTCGTTTAGCTTGAGCATCAGACGCGACGCAACGGCAATGGCATCTTGTGTTACAAGCTGCTCCAAGCCCAGCGACGACACTGGCGTTGCCAGCGCGCACATATTGAACTCTGCATTGACCGTTGCGGCAACGTCCGTTGGCAAGTTGAATTGCCCCGCAGGACCAATCCAGCTTGACACGACGTACTGGCCGGTCTGCACCGGCTGTGTGTACGGTGAGACGCCACCCGATGCGCGGATGGCATTTCTGAGCAGCAATGCCAGCAGCGGGTTTTGGCGATAGAGCAGCACCACCACCATTTGCGCGAACACGCGACGCACGGTTGCTTGTAGCTCGGTCCCAATGGGACCTGACGGGATGATGCCCGCGCCAAGGATCGGCATATCGCTCTCCTAACCCTTAGAAGGCTTGGCCGCGCTCCCGCTCCTGATCCTTGCGGATCGCGGAGAGGATTTCCTTCCGCGCCCACTCCTCTGGAGCGGCGGAAATCTCGGCAAAGCCGTCTTGTTTTGTGTGATGCCAGAAATGGTCACGACCGTAGTCGGTCGCATCACTTGGTTTGGGTTCTTTGGAGGCTCGGTACGATGCTGCAACCTCGTAATCACCGATGTTTTTTTCGAGCATGAATTTTTCCAGGTCCTTCATGCCTTCGTCGGTGAAACCGTACTCCTTTTGCGTTTTTGCGCGTAGCTCCTTGAACCGCGTTTCGGCGTCCGCGTCGGCCTTGGCCTTGGCGGCTTCGTCGCGTTCCTTCTTTTCCGCGTCTAGGCGCTGGTTGAACCGATCCTCCATGTCGAGGTCGGGTATCTGCATGTCGGGGTATTTCTTTTTGATGAGGCGCTTGGCCTCGGTCGTGAGCGCGGGATCGTTATAGATCGACTCGACGAAATCAGCGACCTGGGCGCGGCCCTTCAGAAAGTTGTATTCCTCGTCTGTGATTTCTCGCGGCATAACTGCCTCCGCAACAGGACCATCCGTTCGCATCGGGCGTCCCACATGGCGTGGGACGCGGGCATGGGTTTAGTTGTTGTTCGTCTTTCCGATGATCGACGGCTGGAGAGGAACCCCGCCCTCCGGTTTCGGCACCACCTTCGGTATCGCTCCCCATTCGCTCACCTCCGCTTGTGTATCGACTTGCAAGATCGTGCGCGGGGGCGTCTCCGGTGGCGTCGTGATCGGAGGATCGTAGCTTCGGTTCTGCGCCATAGGAATTTCCCTCGTTGTAAGGGTTAATCGCTAACGGGGCGTGTTCGCACAACTATCATGCTCCTGGCAGCGGCGTCGAGGGCATCGGGGCCTGCGCCGGGGCACCACCGGGCATTGGGGGCGCGGGTCCGCCGCCTTGAGGCCCACCAGCCTGCTGTCCCATGATTTTTTGCAGGAGTGCGTTGCGCACGGTGTTCCGCAGCAAATCGTGCAGTTGTGTTTGCTGCACACCGGCAGTAGTACCGCCACCCTGACCAACATGCCGACTGAGCGAGTTGAGCGCGCGTAGCGCGTCACGGTGGACAGGGCTTCCTGGCATCAGTCCAGGTAGGGCTTGTTGGAGCAGCGCAAGTGCGTTCGTGACCATCGTGATCGACGACGCTTGGTCGCCAGGACCGGGAGCAGATACCTGTGGCCCCGTCTGACGCCGAGAGAGTGCTGCTAATATTGGCCCTCCTCCTTGCGGTGGTCCGCCTGCTGCGCCTTGTCCTGCCGCATCAGGATCGGGACCGGGAGGAGGAGAAGCATCCATCCCTGGATCGTCTGTGACGCTGCCGTCTGCCATCGGACTCTCAATCTTGTCCGGTCAAGTGTCTAGTCGCGCGCAGCCTAAACCCGAATGTGTCGGTTCTGCAACCTACCGGCGACGCCTTCGGCTGCCGCTGCCACTGCGGCCCCCGCTCGGGAAACCGATAACGTCGCGCACGATCTCCTCGGTCTTTTCGGCTTTTGCGGCCTCTGCCTGTGCCTTCTGACGCTGCCGCAAGCGCGACAACAGTAGCTCGGCACCGGGCGGATGCAGCATGTGGATCAAATCCTCGGCGTCGATGGCCCCAGCCCGCGCCAGGGCAATCGCGACTTGGCGATTGTCCTCGGCGAAGGCAGGCGAGGCGCTGTGGCTGTCCACCTGCACCTGGAAATCGTCGGGGAACTCCTTGAGCGTGAACTCGACATCGTTATCGGTGCGATAGATGCGCGGGTCCTGTGCCTGCATGATGCGGAACGAGAGATACCCGCTCTCGGCGAGTTGGCGTTCGACGCGAGCCGCTTGGTCGATTAATCGGGGTGACGATGTTCGGACAAGTGTCTGCGCGTGAACGCCAGCCCGCACCCCAGGTTCGCCCTGACCGCTCATTATCGGGGAGAACCCGGAAGCCTCCTCGAACAGTGTCATCAGGAATTGGATTTCCTCCATCGTGCCGGGAGGCGGTGGCTGCGTGAGCGGATTGGCCTTGGCGTTCGGATTGGGGTCGTTGATGAACCCGCCCTCGCTGATGATCTTGAAATATTGCTCCTCGGTCAGCGACGTGAACCCGGAGAACACTTGCGGCGCGTTGACGTTACGATCCCACATGACCTTGAGATCGCGCAGGCGCTTGTTGAGGATGTCCTGCAGCATCTGCACATCGCTGATGTAGCTGCGACCGTAGAAATATCCGGGGGTTACGTTCGGCTGGATTTTGATGAACGACGAGCGGCCAGGGACCTTGGATAGGTTGCGCCGCGTGCTGCCGCCCTCGACGATGACATCGGGGTAGACGACTTGCATCGTGGTGTAGTCGCCGCCCCGGTCGCGGTCCTTGATCCATATCTCGCAAAATTTCACCGTTGGCGACAATCTTCGGTTCGGTCGCCATGGCGTCGGGACCGGAAACACGTTAACGATACCCGCAGCCTCGGAGCGCGGTGCGCCCCCCGGCTCTCCCAGCGGGTTCAATCCACCGATCACCATCTGATGGAAATATGTCGGCTGCTCCTCGTCCTTGGTGGTCGGGCGTCCGCTCTCGATTTGCTTGATGAGTTCGTCTTTGCGCGGGTGCTGATCGAGGATCGAGCGCAGACGTGACATCGTGGGGTAGGTGACGTGGACGAACGCTTCCTGCTCGTTCAGATCGAGAACCGTCTCGCTAAGTACGCCGAAATTCTGCGGGTGAACGGGCGCGAGTTTGAAGCCCTCGTCGTGGGGGAAATGTTTGAGCAGTTGACAGCCGTTAATCATCGACCATGTGACTGCCTCCGAAAAGACGACATCGCTGTCCGTCGAGCGGTAATCAGCCGAGAGTTTTTCCGAGACAAGCTGCGCACGCTTGAGGACATGCTCGTCCTCTCCGGTATCAAAGATCACCTGGAACCGTACATCGGTCGGCTGCATCAGGAAGCCGGACAGCTTGTCGATGAATGGTTTGGTCTTGTTGTAGATTGAGGCGCGGGCGTCGTAGGTGCCGCTGTAGTAATACTGAGCGGCGCGGGTGTAGACCATTTCGCGCTCGCCGACAGAGGCCATGCACTCGTCGATGACCTCCTTCACCCACTGCTGGAGGGTGCCGTCCTTACCGTCCGGGGGTATCCGTAGCACGGTACTCGATCTCTCGATAAATCGCGTTGAGGGCGTTGACGACGTTCGGCGGACTGCCCTTCATCCATCCCCAGAGAAATTCCTCGTACTCGACCAACTCCTCCGTCGTCATTTGCGTCAGCATCGTCATCCCCAGGTCCAAGGACATCACCCGCCCCCTGTAGACGAACGGCATCCCTACCAAACCTTCACTGCCCTTCGCTTCGATGCCGCAATCAGGTCAGGTTCAGCGCCGCTCTTGAGATTGGCCTGAAGCACGTCTAGCCCGTTGCCGTGTCGCAATCGTGTCTCGCGTCCCGCCGAGATCGCGGCCTCAAGCACGCCGTTTGCGGCCTGCCATGTGCTGGCGGGGATGTTTTTGGTCTGGTCCTTGTAGCGGACCGTGGGCACGCCCTCGCGGCGATGCTCCCGCTGCATGTCGCTGACGTGATAGTCATTCGACAGGATGTCCTCGGTGATGGCGTGCGCGCGGGCGCTGGTCGAGCCGCCGATGGCGATAGGCTTGAAATCCTGCCGCATCGCGCGGCGCTCGCACTCGGGGCACGGCGGCGGCGCTGCATCCCAGTCGTCAGCCGCGAGCGTTACCTCCAGCCGGTGGTTGCAGTCCTCGCATTGGTAGGTGCGAACGATGGGCATCAGAACCTCATTCGCGCCATGTGACCGCCTTCACCGCCCACATCTGCGCGGACTGGCTGTCGGTGATCGCGACGGACAGCATACGCTTGACCTCGCCGCTCGGCGCTTTGTTGCGCAGGTTGTTTAGCACGTCGATGATCTCGGCGTAGAGGCCCTTGATCTCGTCAACCTCCTTGAGACTGCTGGGGTTGAACGTGAGGCCGACTGCCTTTTCGCCGAACGTGAGTTCGCGTTGCTCGGTCATCAGTATCTCCCTTTCATGCTGGTGTTCCAATAACTGCCTTTGCTGCCAGCGGCCATGAACGCATCGAACTCGCTTTTGGGCACGCCCTTCAGGATGTAGCTCTGACCGCCTCGGTGGAAGCTGATTATCATCACCTCCTGCTCGTCATCGTAGTCCACTTTCGAGATCGCTGTGCTGGCGACTGGGTAGCTGACGACGGCCATCAGAATTTCTCGCGGTGTTCGCGGGCCTTGCGGTTAATCATCGCCCAGTGCTGGGAGAACGCGAAGGACAGGATGGTCGCGGGATTGGCCGGGGGCCGCTCGCCCTTCACGCTGTCCCAGGTCAAGTTGCGAGCGACCAGCCCCGGCCTGCGCCACTCCACCCAGGCGTGGTGCGCCAGGACTAAAGCTGAAACGAGGTCGTCGTTTTCGCCGGTATCGGGGCCTGATCCGATCCATCCCTCGTCCTCGATGATCGACTGCATCTGGCTAACCAGTGCGGGGGAGCGGATTTCGATCCTCCGCAGCATCATGCTGTCGCGTAGCTCGCTGTAGACCTGATGCTTGTTGTCGGCGTTGGCTTTCCAGGCGATGACGTTGCCAGCGCCGCCCATGGTGTCGGGCCGCTTGTACAGGAACCAGCGCACTGCGCCGATCATGTTGAGTATGTTCTCGGAGCCGGGAGCGCCCGCGATCATGCCGCGTTCCGCAAGCTGGCGCAGATTGCGGACCTCGGGCAGCACCGCTGCACCGACGCCCGTCACCTCCAGATTAGCAATGTGATCGCGATAAGCGCCAGCAAGGTGGGCAAGTACCCAAGCAAGCTGGTAAGTGAGCGGCTTGTTCGTGCGGAACTCAGCAACCTGGACAACTTGGTCGGCGTAGCACCGTAGGACTTGGATTGCATGATCGTCGCTTTCACCCCCACCGCCCCCTGATGGATCAACCCCAATGACGTACACGCCTCCCGGTTCAGGAGGTTCCCACACCTTCAGCATCGCCTCGTCGCGGTCGGTCGTCTGCTCGATCTTGCTCCCCATGAACGTCTCGTCGAAGATATACTTGTAGCCCTGATAGGGCGGCCCGGTAGGCGATAGTTGCTCGGAGATTTCCAGGGTCCGCTGTGCTGGAAAGAAGCCACTGCCGCTGGCGATGAAGCATTCCCTTTCGTGCCAGGGGTAATGCCTTAACATGTACTCCTCGGCTCGGTACTCGCTCTCTCTCCTCCACCACGCCACCTGCTCCGGTCGCACCACGATCCCGTAGTGCTGCTTCACATACCGCGCTCGTTGCAGTTCTTCGTCGCTTAAACGTCCATCCCAGTAGACGCGATAATCGGGATCGCTTTTGCGGATGGCGTAAGTCGGGTTCGACCAGAACCCCACGAAGATGAACCGCATGTGGCGGTCCTCTTTCGCCTGCTGACAGAAATTGTAGTACCAGTTGAAACCATTGGCGATGCTTTCCCAGATGTACAGGCGGGTCGGGTTCTCTCTCGCCAATGACGCCTTCAGGCTCTCGACGCCAGCTAGGGATTTCCATTGCGCGCACTCCGTCGCGTGAACCATGTTCAGCGCGCGTGACGCGCCCAGGTCCGGGTTCGAGCCTGCCGCGAGCAAGTCGATGACGCTGCGATTTGCAAACGCCATGCCGGTGCGGTTGTTTTGGATCAGTTTGTGTTCGGGGGATCGCCACTCTGGCGGTAGCGTCTCCAGGAGAGACGCGAAAATTCGCCGTAGGCGTTCGAGATTGTCAGTTCGATCAGCAATGATTGCGCCCTGTACGCCAGGATTAGCCAAAGCCCAAAATAGCTCGACCACGCTGCAAACAGTGGTGATAGCAACCTGTCGGCATTTGAGGACGACGAACTCGTGGACGCCCTCGTTAAGTCCTTTTGCGACAGCATCAATGACAAGGCGCTGGGACGGCCAGGGTTCCACCCTGCACCGTCCCTGCTCCTTGGTGTCGAGTTCAACGCTCGTTAGGAGATCGTATATCCCCTGGCGGACGGTCGGCATCGGCAACCTCTTTCGATTGCGTCACGATACCGTACACGTCGCCGTCGCGTCTACGCCAGCGGCCTGACATGAATTGGGTCAGGACGCTGGAGCGGTGTGCTATGGCTGCCGAGATCACCTGCCGACGTAGCAGTTCCTTGAGGTCGGGGTTGTCAATCATCGGAACCTCCGCTATATGGCCTATTCTCCACTTAGATTTGGGTTCCTTGGCCGCCGCCCCTGTCGGCGGCCTTCTTTTTTCAACTCGCCCACCCCCACCAAATCGTTGATGGCGCAGTCGTAGGCGACGTTCATCATCTTCATAAACTCGGATTTGGGGGTCTTGCCCTCGGACGTGCGTAGCTCGTAGGCGCGAACGAGGGTTGTGATCGTGACCTTGAGCAAGATCAGGATCATGGTTTCATCTGCGTTGAGGTCTACCAATTCGCAAAGCTGGTGACCGTCTTTCACCCAGTTGTGCAGCTTGCGCATGATCTGGGCTTTAGCGTCGCGTTGGATTTGATTTGTCATCGTTTTGTTCTCCTTTAGTTCTGGGTTTGCC